TTCTATTGTTAGTGTAGAATTTGTTCTTAATGTACAAAGTATCGCAGATACAGTACAACCAGAAACTGATAGACTATTAGGTAAACTTTAACTCAATCAAAAAGCCCTGATTAGTCGGGGTTTTCCTTATTATATAATAAATTATGAAACAATACTTAGAACTATTACAAGATATACTAGATAACGGAGAAATTAAAGATGACAGAACTGGTGTGGGTACCTATAGTGTTTTTGGACGTCATATTCGCTTTGATTTGCGTAGGGGCTTTCCCGCAGTCACAACTAAAAAACTTGCTTGGAAATCTTGCGTTGGTGAACTACTATGGTTTATTGAAGGCAGTAGTGATGAGCGTAGATTGGCAGAGATTACCCATGGTGACAGTGAAGGAAAAATTACTATCTGGACGCCAAATGCGCTTGCTCCGTATTGGAAACACAAAGCGAAGTTTGAAGGTGATCTCGGACGTGTATATGGGGTACAATGGCGCCATTGGAACAAATATCGCACCGAAAAAGACATGGGTAAGGCACACAAAGGTGGTACACGCCTCGCAGTTGACAAGATTGAAGTCGACCAATTGGCAAATCTCATTAAAGGATTAACTGAAGATCCTAATGGGCGCAGGCACATACTCAGTGCTTGGAACGTGAGCGAGTTAGACGAAATGGCATTGCCCCCTTGTCACGTTATGAGTCAATTTTATGTCAACAAAAATAAAGAACTTTCTTGCCATATGTATCAGAGATCCGTGGATGTTTTTTTAGGCCTCCCCTTTAATATTGCTAGTTATGCACTACTTACACATCTACTGGCACATCACTGTGGTTTAAAAGTAGGTGAACTTGTTATCAGTACAGGTGATACACATATCTACAAAGACCATATTGAGCAAGTTAAAGAACAATTAACACGTGAACCGTATCCATTGCCTACATTGATGTTAAATGCTTCAAAGACAAACATTTTTGAGATGACAATGGAAGATATACATTTGGAGAACTATCAAAGTCATGGCCCTATCAAAGCAACAATGGCAGTCTGATACTGAACTTAGACCTAAGTATCAGGTACAAGTATCTGATACAGGGAAAGAGATAGTGTCTATCACTCATGTAGTTCACTATATTAAAATGGGTGACGTTGAGGATCCTGATTTGTTTGTGGCACAACCTATATATGAGTGGCAACAAACGGAAGCTGGTAAATGGATAATGGAAAACTCTAATCCTACACCCAGTTGGCATCGCAACAATGACCTATACAATTATGGTTATGTATATCAGATTAGAGCATATCTAACACATAAACAATTAACATTTTGGAAATTAAAATATGAGTAATATACTAGTTACAGGCGGATTAGGACTTATCGGACACAATGTTGTTCAACGATTACAACGTATGGGGCACCATGTTGCTATAACCGATATACGAACTAACTACGGCATTATCCCACAAGATGAGATAGACTATCTAATGACAGAAAGGTTAAAGAAAATTCAACCCGGTAGTATCCATGCTATTGATATTTCTAGTGAAAGTATTGATTGGTTATTTGGTCGATACAAGTTTGATACTGTGATTCACATGGCTAGCTTTCCAAGACAAAAAGTTGTTAATGCTAACCCAACTATGGGAGCAAAAACAATGATGGAAGGTCTATTGAATTTATGTGAAGTTAGTAAGAAGCATGGAATAAAGAAATTTGTTTATATCAGTAGTTCAATGGTATATGGTGACTTTACTGATGATGTAACAGAAGATTATAACTGTAAACCACAAGGACAGTATGGTATTATGAAACTAGCAGGAGAACGATTAGTAGAAGATTATAGCCGACGTGGTTGCTTTAGTCACACAATTATTCGTCCAAGTGCTGTATACGGTGAATTAGATGTTGAGGATCGTGTTATTGCTAAGTTTATGCTTACTGCAATGCGTGGTGGAACACTAAATGTGAATGGTGCAAACGAAACATTAGACTTCACCTATGTTGAAGATGCCGCAGATGGAATTGTTGCGGCAGCATTGAGTGATAACACAGAGAACAAGACATATAATATTACTAAGAGCCACAGTCGTACATTGTTAGAAGCCGCACAACTAGCATTGAAATTAGCAGGTGGCGGAACATTAGTAGTTAAAGATAAAGATGTTGATTTTCCGAGTCGTGGTGCATTGAACATTGATGCCGCTCGTAGAGACTTTGGTTATGATCCTAAAGTAGATGTAGAAGAAGGATTTGAAAAATATTATGAGTGGCTTAGTAATTCCACATTTTGGTCTAAAAAGACAGTACAGTAATCTAAGAGATGAATTACTAGATGCCACAGACCGTGCCCTCAAAGATGGTAAGTTAGTTGGTGGACATTATACACGGTCATTTGAAGAATGGCTTAAACACCGCACTAAAACAAAATATGCTATAACTGTACATTCAGGTACACAAGCATTAGAGATTATTGCTCGTTGGAAAAAGATTAAACATAGTGAGACTATGGAGGGCAATCCAAAGATTCGTATACCCAATTTAACTTACCCTGCTACATTAAATGCCTTTCTAATAGCTGGATGGGATATTGAATTAGCTGATACTGACAAGAACGGTGTTATTAACATTGAGTTTGGTAGAGGTGGTATATACGATTGTGTGATGGGATTTGCAGGTCGTAAGCCATGGCCAGATGCTGGCTATTCAAATGCGTATGGAGTAATAGTTGACGGAGCACAACACTGGTTAGCATGTGAGGGTGATGTGGGTAGCGGTATGTCTATTAGTTTTGATCCTACAAAGAACCTACCTAGTTCAGGCAACGGTGGTGCTATTGTAACCAATGATGAAAAGTTATATCTATATGCCTCAAGTTACAGAGATAACAACAAACCCTATTTTCATGATGCTGGATCTAATAGTAAAATGAGTGAACAGGATTGTGCTCAAATTCTTGTTAGAGTAAATTATATAGATGAATGGCAAAAACGTAGAAGTGATATCGCAAAATATTGGTGTGATAAATTTAAAGATTTACCTATAAATTGTTTGTCAGATACCAAAGATCCTCATGCTCATCAAAAGTTTGTGATGTACTTAGCCGATCGGAATAGTTTACATACACGTTTACTTAGTGATGGAATTGATACTAAAATTCATTATGAATATGTTTTGGGTGATTTACCAATTGGTAAGGATTTATCTAAACCCGACTTATTAAGTAATAGTGTATTGTTGTCTAGGGGTGTATTAAGTTTGCCTATGTATCCTGAGTTGACTGATACAGAAGTACAATATATTACTGATAAGGTTATTAATTTTCATAAATAGCATATGAAAATATTTCCAATTAAAGTTGAGCGATCCAAACCACTAGCGTATAAATTAATAGAATGGAAATTACATAATGTGTGTAATCATAACTGTAGTTTTTGCGGCTCCGTACATAAAGATGGCAGTGTTAGGTGGCTTACTTTAGAAAAATACAAATTATACGTAGATAAACTTGCCAAGATGTGTGAGGGTCATCCTTTTTGGATTCAATTAACAGGCGGTGAACCTACTCTTTATCCAGACCTACTAGAGTTAATAACCTATATTAAGTCTAAGGGAGCAATGATAAGTATGATTTCAAATGGTACAAGAACATTGCGTTGGTGGAAAGAATTACAAGAATCTAATACTATGGATTATTTGTTTTTAACGTACCATTCGGAACAAACTAATGATTGGCAACATATAAGTGATGTTGCTAATCTATTCCATGAAAAACCCACAGAAGTAATTATATTAATAACTCATACAATTGATTCTTTTGATCAGGCAGTTTTGGGAATGAACAATCTATTAGATAATACCGGAGCTATTATTAATTTAAAAGCAATGTTCATAGATGCTTATGATATTTATGACAAATATACCAAAGAACAGCTTAATTCATTAAAAAGTGTTAATTGGGAATTGGGAGCAAAAAGAGATACTAAAACAAAATTCCCATATGAAGATAAATTTAAATTAAATCATAAATTAAAAGTAACCTATAATCGACCTAATACGGTGATTGAAGTTGAATCACAAACTCTTATGAAAAATAAAAAAAATAATTTTAGAGGATGGGATTGCTTTATAGGAAAAGACACCATTAGGATTGATAGTGAAACCGTATATCGTGGTGTGTGTGGAGAGGGGGAAGTTAGAAGCCTATCAGACCCAAATTTGTCATTCACATCCGATTCAATAGTATGCGGGATTAAAGAATGTTATTGCGGATCAGACATGATAGCAACTAAAATACTTCCTGAGAGTAAGTATCCCCTGGCATAAATAAGGATACTATGTGGATACTATCATTACTACCCGACGCCGCAATACATATAATCTTTGGATTAGGTATTTTGGGCACTATCGCAGGATTCGTCCTAGGATTCATTCCTTTTGTCAAAACATATCAATTTGCTATACAAATATGTAGCATTATTGTACTTGTATTTGGCGTCTATCTTGAGGGAGGCTTAGCCGACTACAAAGAGTGGGAACTCAAAGTCAAAGAAATGGAAGCTAAAGTAGCACAAGCTGAAGCACAATCCGCTAATACAAATATTGAGATTCAGGAAAAAATCGTAGAAAAGACTAAAGTTATCCGTGAAAAAGGTAAGGACATTATAAAGTACATTGATAAAGAAGTTATCAAAAAAGAGGAAGTTATCAAGTATATTGAAAATTGCCCCGTTCCCAAAGAAATCATAGATTTACATAATCAAGCTACTGAATTAAATAAGGCGGCTACAAAATGAAATATCTATTAATACTTCTATTATTAGCCGGATGTTCAACAGTAGTTCCTGTTAAACAAAAGTTTCCCAATGCCACTCCCGAATTAATGAAAAAATGCGAAAGTCTTAAAAAGATTGAGGGTGATAAGGTAGCAATTACAGAAATGCTTAAAGTCATTATATATAACTATTCACTTTACCACGAATGTTCTACTAAGGTAGAAGGCTGGCAAGATTGGTATAACGAACAGAAAAAGATATTTGACAACGTAAAATAATAGCATATTATGAAGTATTTGATATTATGTATGTTACTAACCGGCTGTGCCACCAATAAAGACTTTGAGTTATACCTAGAAGCACAGAAATCCATAAGTAGAGATGCCACTATGAGTGAAGCGGCCCGTATAAGCGTATTGATTGATATGACCAAGAGTTCTGACAATCAAGTGAAAATGGAAGCAATACGTGCTTTACAAGAGATACAACGTAGTAAAACCCCTATAGTTATTGAAGCCCCAAAGAAGAATTGGTTCGGCTTTTGATAAATACACTAGAGGTCTAGGATTTTACATGTCACAAGAATTTATTAATACAAGCGGCTCATCAAACAATGCTAATGTAGATCCATTAAGTACGGCTTTTGTTAACGTAGCTAATAATGTATTTTCTTTACCAACAAGTGACTCAAACGTCCCTTCAATAGTTGAAGTAATCAATCCTACAAGCCAAGCTACTAATACTAGTAATACTAATAATCTAAACATTGGTAATGTGTATATTACTAATAGATTTGATAGTAGAGCAAATAATCCTGTACTCATTAGACAAAAGCAAAGAGTTACACCACCGGTAACACTTACTGCAATAGAAACAATTGATTCTACTCCGGCACTTTCTATTAATTCAGTTATATATGGTAACCAAGAATACATTAACATTGGCGAAACACCAAATGATGGTAATGGAGACCCGTTAAGAACTGCATTTGGTAAAATTAATAACAATTTTTCAAACTTATTTTTTACTACTACAACTACCAGTACAGCATATACGTCCGGAAATGAACAGAATCAAGTTATACTTGAAATTCCTATAACACGTTTTTATCAAGGTGAATTTCAAATTCGTTCAAGTGATTCAGGAACACCTGACATGCAAGATATTACATTGTCTGCTAGTATTACTAATAATCTAGCTGGTGTAAGATTTAGTGGACATTCAACACTATTTGAAGGTAATGCTATTTGTAGATATGATATGGATGTATCAGCCGGGAATGTTAGGATTTTAATAAATCCGTTATTAGATATAGGAATTGAACATTTTATATCAGCATTTGTAACTTATCCTGATCAGGTAGTGGTATCAGGAATTGAGATTGCATTAGACGGTTATGCTAACGGTTATCTAATGGGAACCGAAGATGGATTAATATTAACAACGGAATCAGCATGAGAGCAAAAGAATTTATAACTGAACAAAACAATCTACCTGATAGAATTACTAAGCCACTTCCTGCAACATGGATAATACCGGAATTACAAAATCAAAATGCATATTTACAATATAGATTTTCTGTAGCACTAGCTGGCGCCAAAGCTGCCCGTAATGGTGACATACCTAAAATGGATAAAGACTCTGTTTGGGGAGAAAATCAACTAGTGTCCGGATATATGAATCCAGATGTAGCAGACGATATTGATTTTGCTTTAGGTGAAATGGGCCTTAAGGGTAGTAAAGTTTTAGTTACATCTGATCATAGTGAAGAAACACCAGATACCGGGATAGGTAGTCCACTAAAGGCTTTCAAAGGATATAAAAGAAAATGAGAGCAAATGAATTTGTATCCGAATCTAAAATCGGTAAAATAGGAAATAGAAAACAAATGTCAACTATAGGTTTACACAAGTTTCGTGATGAAAACTGTGCCGACCGTACCTATGAGTTGAATAGAATAATGATGGCCGTTGCTGTTACAGATGGAACTTTTGTACCAGACATTGACGGAGAGAGTTGGGCCGGAAGATATAATATTGCTGTCCCCTACACACAAGAAGAACAAAATATGTTATTGATGGCTTATAAAGCGGCTGGATCAGAATTTCACGATTTAAATAAAGGTGACTTAAAAAGTAAAGAGTTAGATAGTACCAATATTCAAAGTACAGTTAAACCTTTTAAAGGATACAAAAGAAAATAATTTTAGCTACATCAATTAGAATAAGTAATTATATCAAATTAGAGGATTACAAATGATTGATATTAATAACACACTTGACCTAGTCAAACTTAAATTTTACAATGAATGGCTATACGTTGCTCATATATATGAAGAAGGTGAAAGCCAAATGCACTCAGCACTTACTAAATCTGTTGTTGAAAAATATATTGATCCACTAGAGTTACCAAAAGATAGTAAAATACTTGATTTAGGTTGTGGTCCTGGTTACTTTTTAGATATAATGAAAGAACGTGGATACACTGATCTTACTGGTGTAACACTAAGTCCAGGCGATATTAAAATATGTGAAGATAAAAGTCATACAATTAAAAAATATGATATGAGTTTTTTACCACAAAAAGACGGCTATTATGATGAATCAGTTGATTTTATCTTCTTACGACAAGCACTAGAACATAGTCCATACCCAATCTTTACATTAATGGAATACAATCGTGTATTGAAGCAAGGTAGTAAAATTTATATTGAAGTCCCCACACCAAATAATGTACGTAAACATGAGTGGAACACAAATCATTATAGTATTTTGGGAGAACAACAATTAGCCGCACTATTGAATCGTTGCGGATTTGTAACTTCTAGTTTTGATATATTTACGTTTGATTTGAATATACCCGTTAATGAAAATATTCCAATAGATACAAAGGATGCATCTACTTTTACGCAAGTAAAAGAAGAATTTTATTGTATTGTTGCTACTAAAGATCGGCCACTAGATATCAAATAACATCAAGCACTCTTAGGGGTGCTTTTTAATACTATTCTTAAATTACTCATATAAATACTTGTTATGAGTAATACACCATCACTAGTAAAGAATCCCTATACTAAAACAGTTTTTAAAACTGATAAAGAACTACAGGATTTCATTAAATGCTGTGATCCTGATACAGGTTATCTATATTTTATGGATAACTTCTTTATGATACAACACCCTACTAAAGGTAGTATGGTTTATCATCCATGGGGCTATCAGAAACGATTGATTGAAACCTATCATAATTATAGATTTTCAATTAGTTTGATGCCACGACAATCAGGTAAATCAACGTCGGCAGCAGGATATCTACTTTGGTATGCTATGTTTGTGCCGGATAGTACTATCTTAGTTGCGGCACATAAATATACAGGTGCACAGGAGATTATGCAACGTATACGCTATGCATACGAAAACTGTCCTGATTATATTAAAGCGGGTGTAACAACATATAACAAAGGTTCATTAGACTTTGAAAATGGATCTCGTATTGTTTCAGCTACCACAACTGAAAACACAGGTCGTGGTATGTCTATCACATTATTATACTTGGATGAGTTCGCATTCGTTCGTCCAAGTATCGCCAAAGAATTTTGGACAGCTATTACCCCAACACTATCTACTGGTGGTAAAGCTATTATCACAAGTACACCGAACAGTGATGAGGATCAATTTGCTTATATTTGGAAAGGTGCTAATAAGACAGAAGATGATTTTGGTAACACAACAGAAAT